AGACGTTGCATTCTCACCTTCGGGCAATGATGTTGTTGTTGGCCACAACAGTTCGCCCTTTGTAACAGCATACCCTTGGTCTTCAGGCTTTGGCACTAAGTACGCTAACCCAGCAACATTGATTTCAAATACTGGTACAGATGTTGTTTTTTCTCCTTCAGGTAATGATGTTGCTATTGCTCACAGCGGTACAATTTTTATTAGTGCATATTCTTGGTCTAGTGGCTTTGGTACTAAGTACGCTGATCCAGCAACTTTACCTACAGGTGCTGGTCAAGCCGTAGCCTTCTCGCCTTCGGGCAATCATATTGCTGTTGGTCATTCTCAATCACCTTTTGTAACAGCATATCCCTGGTCTTCAGGCTTTGGCACTAAGTACGCAGACCCAGCAACTTTACCTGCAAGCACTGGTAATGGTGTAGCCTTCTCGCCTTCGGGTAATGATATTGCAGTTGCTGTTGGTGTTACACCTTTTATCACTGTTTATCCTTGGTCTTCAGGCTTTGGTACAAAATATGCAGACCCAGCAACGTTGCCTGCAGGTACTGGTGAAGCCGTAGCCTTCTCACCTTCAGGCAATGATATTGCTGTTGGTCACAATATTACACCTTGGGTTACAACATACTCTTGGTCTTCAGGCTTTGGTACAAAATATGCAGACCCAGCAACGTTGCCTACAGGTACTGGCAACCGCGTAAAATTTTTATGATAAGGAAAATCTGAATGGCAATATCTCGTCTTTCTGGAAATGGATTTACTGCATCATACATAAAAAATTCTACTTCATTTCTTGCTGGGAATAATCAGTTTGCTACGAGTTTTGTTGTCCTTGTTCATACCACAACACCTTTTGTAACAGCGTACCCTTGGTTTTCAGGCTTTGGAACAAAGTATGCAGACCCAGCAACATTACCTGCAAGCACTGGTAATGGTGTAGCCTTCTCGCCTTCGAGTAATGATATTGTCGTTGCTCACGTTACTACACCTTTCGTTACAGCATATCCTTGGAAAATAGGTTTTGGTACAAAGTACGCAAACCCAGCAACATTGCTTCCAAGCACTGGTAATGGTGTAGCCTTCTCGCCTTCGGGCAATGATGTTGCTATTGCTCACAGCGGTACGCCTTTCGTAGCAGCATACCCTTGGTCTTCAGGCTTTGGAACAAAATATGCAGACCCAGCAACATTACCTGCAAGCACTGGTAGAGACGTTGCATTCTCACCTTCGGGCAATGATGTTGTTGTTGGCCACAACAGTTCGCCCTTTGTAACAGCATACCCTTGGTCTTCAGGCTTTGGCACTAAGTACGCAGACCCAGCAACATTACCAGCAGGTACTGGCAATGATGTAGCCTTCTCGCCTTCGGGCAATGATATTGTTGTTGCTCTGTCTCTTACACCTTACGTTACGGCATACCCTTGGTCTTCGGGTTTTGGCACTAAGTACGCTAACCCAGCAACATTGCCTCCAAACGCTGGCAATGGTGTAGCCTTCTCACCTTCGGGCAATGATATTGTCGTTGCTCACACTACTACGCCTTTCGTTACAGCATATCCCTGGTCATCAGGCTTTGGAACAAAGTATGCAGACCCAGCAACATTACCTGCAAGCACTGGTCAAGGCGTAGCCTTTTCACCCTCAGGCAATGACGTTGCCATTACTCACAACGGTACACCTTTTGTAACAGCATATCCTTGGTCATCAGGCTTTGGTACCAAGTACGCAGACCCAGCAACTTTACCTACAGGTAATAGTTTCGATGTTGCTTTTATCTAATCAAACAAAAGAAAAGGAAAATAAATGCTAGAAGAAAACGAAGTACAACCTACAGTAAAAGAACTGCGTCAAAAAGAAGTAGATAATTACAAAGCAAATATAGCAACCTATCAAACATTGCTTGCAACGCTTGATGGCGAGTGGGATGCTGATTTAATTCATCTTAAAGGTGTTGAGGCACAGGCTGCTGCAAGACAATGTCCAATGGATAGACTTTCTCGCTTGGCGGTTCTACAACAATATGACCAAGTAACTAATTTACTTAAGACTGAAATTGTAGAGTGTGCTAAGGCTCAGGCTATCCTAGACATTTTATAGCACGACCAAAAAAGTTTTTGAAGTAACTACAAACATCGGGGGATGAATGAGATTTCACGTTGTGGCTCTGCCACATACACAAGTAACTAAAGAATATGCAGGATGCGCCTTCACTGAAAAGGTTAGGCGCTTTTGCATAATGATGACAGGCCTTGGTCACGAAGTTTATTTATACGCAGGTGAGCAAGTAGAAGCGCCAGTAACAAAACTCATCACCTGCATCTCTGAAGAGCGCCGCGTCGAGGCGGTAGGCACCGCCCACTACACACAGGCTAGTTTTGATCTTGATGCGCTTCATTGGCGGATCTTTAATACCAACGTAATCCGATTAATGCAAAGTCATCTTCAGGATCAGGATTTCATATGCCTTATCGGAGGATCAGCGCATAAACCGATCGCGGATGCGTATCCCAAGCATTTAAGCGTTGAATTTGGCGTGGGTTATGGCGGCGTTTTTAGTAAGTTTCGGGTATTTGAAAGCTATGCTTGGATGCATAGCATTTATGCGGGTTGGAAAAATCCGACAACAGTCGATGGTCAGTTCTACGACGCTGTGATCCCTGGATATTTAGAGCCCGACATGTTTCCGCTTGGCAAGGGCGATGGCGATTATTATTTGTACATTGGCAGACTAATTGAGCGCAAAGGTTATAGGATTGCACAGGAAATTTGCGAGCGTTTGGGTAAGCGTTTAATTCTTGCAGGTCCTGGTCCTCAAGACGGTTACGGTGAATTTGTCGGATCAGTGGGACCGGAAGAGCGCGCAAAACTTATGGGCGGAGCAATAGCTACATTTGTGCCAACGCTTTATATCGAACCATTTGGCAATGTTGTAATAGAAGCGCAAGCGTGTGGAACGCCAACAATTACAACAGACTGGGGCGCTTTTACAGAAAACAATATTGACGGCGTAACCGGTTTTAGATGCAGAACTTTAGATGAGTTTATTAAGGCAACTGAAAAAGTTAAAACATTAGATCGAGCAGCAATAAGAAACCACTCGGTTTCAACATACTCGCTTGATGTAATTGGTAAAAAATACGAGCAATACTTTCAACGTTTATTGACTCTGTGGGATAAGGGTTGGTATACAGTAGAAAACAATAACAATGAAAAGGTTGGGCAATGAGCTTATCCAAAAGAATGCGCGCGTCCAGTGAGAAGCGCAGCACTAATCAATTTGTCGAGCCATTAGTTCCAGGTCGTCCTGCTTATGCAACACCAGCAGGAATTGATGTAAATGCAGATTCTGCAATTCGCATGTCAACAGTTTATGCTTGCGTGCGCTTGCTCGGAGATACCATTGCATCATTGCCAATCGGTGCTTATGTGCGTCGCGGACGTAACCGCATTAGTTATACAGCGATTTATGGTTCAACACCTGCATGGGTTAACCAACCAAATCCCGATACAACGCGCTTAGAATTTTATGAGCAAGTTGTAGCGTCATTAAACTTGCACGGAAACGCATTTATTATTACGCTGCGCGATGATCTTGGTGATGTTCAGGAGCTTTACTGCATTAATCCAGAAAATGTTCGTATCCGCAGACCAGAACCAAATGCTGAAATTGTTTATGAAGTAACAATTCCGTATAACACGCAAAATTCTCTTTACGATCCTATGCAGAGCAATCAACTCGGCGGTCGTACGATGATTTTAAGTAAAGACGAGATAATTCACATTCCGATGTTCCGTCTTCCAGGCGAATTGTTAGGTCTGGGTCCAATCGGTGCGGCTCGTGTTACTCTAGGATCTGCAATGGCAGCTGAAATTTATGCTGCAGCTTATTTTGGCAATGCAGCAAATCCTGGTGGTGTAATTGAAGTACCAGGTGAATTAACTGAAGAACAAGCATCAGATATTTCACGCAATTGGAACATTTCACACTCGGGTCCTTATCGCGCAGGTAAACTTGGCATTATTACAAACGGCGGAACATTTAAACCGTTGCAATTAAATGCTGCAGATGCGCAACTACTTGAAGTACGTCGTTTTGGTGTTGAAGAAATTGCGCGCTTATTCCGCGTTCCAATCTCTTTACTCGGTCACCCGGTAGCTGGCGCGATGTCGTTTGCATCTGTTGAAGCTCAAAACTTGTCATTCGTACAACACTCGCTTCGTCCGCTCCTTGAGCGTATTGAGCAGGCGCTATCAAAGCTCTTGCCAGAGCAAGATGGTTTTATTAAATTTAATCTTGATGCATTGCTTCGCGGTACAACATTAGAACGCTACGATGCGTACACAAAAGGTTTGCGTGAAGGTTTCCTCAGCCTCAATGATGTTCGTTCTGTTGAAGATTTAGCTCCACTTGGTGAAGCTGGAGATCAGTATCGCGTACCATTGCAGAACATTGACGCTGCAGATGCAAAAGATGTCGGTCTAAATCTACGTGCAGACATTGCATCAAAACTTATTCAGGTTGGTTTTGATCCAAAGGCCGTTACTGAAGCTGTGGGTCTTCCAACAATGAAACACACCGGAGTGCCATCGGGTCAACTGCAACAAATCTCAACTATTGATCCAAATGCTCCAGAAACCGTATACGAGGTCGAATAATGCCTTATTACATTTCACAAAGCCAAAGCGATTGCGATGGTTGGGCAACAGTTAAGCAAGAATCAAATGGTTCGTACACGACAATGGCGTGTCACGGATCAAAGCAAGATGCAATAGATCAAATGGTCGCAGTATCAATTTCTGAAGGTCTCGAACCTGGGGGAGAAGTAAACTCAAGGAGCAAAATGAAAAAGATCGAACGTCGCACATACACAGTGCAAGATGTCGAAACACGTCAATCCGAAGACGGAAAAATGCGCTTGTCTGGTTATGCTGCAAAGTTTAACAGTGCATCAGTTCCGCTACCATTCATCGAAAAGATCGCTCCTGGAGCCTTTCGCAAAACACTCAGCGAAACACCAGACGTGAGACTTTTGATTAATCACGAAGGGTTGCCTCTGGCTCGTACCAAGAACGGCACTTTGCGTTTAGAAGAGGACATGATTGGACTTCGTTTTGACGCTGAATTACCTGATACACAAGAAGCCCGTGATCTCTGGACTTTAGTAGAGCGCGGAGATGTGGATCAAATGAGCTTTGCGTTCAGAGTAATTCGCCAAAAATGGTCACAGGATCGCCAAGAAAGAACACTTACTGAGGTATCATTAGCGGACGGAGACGTGTCTGTTGTGA